ACTATTTGGGCTGCTGTGGGGCCTACAACGTCCACAGGTGGCCGTGTAGTGTGCCTCTCTACAGTAAACGGTATCGGTAACTGGTTTCACAAGATGTATACTCAGGCAATGGAGGGCGACAATGGCTTTCACCCGATCGACATCAAATGGCAGGAACACCCAGAGTATAAAAGGCAGGAAGGCTTTGAATGGTTATATGAGCAGATGGAATCATGCAGCCCTCCAATAATTGTAGACAAATGGGAAGAACAAACTCGAAGAAAGCATAGTTACAAAGAATGGTTGCAAGAATACGAGGCAAGCTTCTTAGGCACGGGTGAGACATATATTGAAGGTGAAATACTTCGTAACTTGAAAGAAAATTGTAACAAGGATTATTGGATCAAGTATAACAACAAGATGCGAGTTTGGGAAGACCCTAAGCCAAATCACGAGTATGTCTTAGCTGCTGATCCCTCTATTGGTCGCGAGCGCGATTATTCTGCTTTTCACATTATTGACATCTATAATGGTAAACAGGTGGCTGAGTTCTACTCAAACAGAACACCTATCAACGAGTTCGCCAAAATCATAGCAGATGAGGCTCGACTCTACAACACTGCGTTTGTTTGTCCTGAAAGAAATGGTATCGGGAATAATTTAATTTATTTCCTCCAACAGGAGCACGAGTATGAAAATCTGGTGATGGATGACAGGCGTGAGATCGGAATCATGATAACTCAGAAAAATAAAGAAAACTTATTGGCCGACCTGGAGCACAATATCAGGTCTGGTAAAGTTTTAATTAACTCTGAAAGGCTTGTAAATGAGCTACTTACGTTCATTATCGACCCAGACACAGGTAGAATTAAGCCAGATACCAACTGTCACGACGACTTAATCATGTCATTCGCGGCTGCAATCAACGTTTTTAATAACTTAAGAGGGAATGCTTTCATTCAAAAGGCAGAAGATGACACTTATATCCCCCCAGCTATTCAGAACGCCTATAAATATAAATTGAAGGACTCTAAAGGTCAACTCACCGAAGAAAATATCAAATGGCTGATAGGAAAATAAGAGAAGGCGGCGAAGGTTACACTCAGTTCGCTGATCCCCAACAACCGTACAACAAGCCCTACGGTTTGATAGGAAGATTCTTTAAAAAGTTCTTCTCTAGAGAGGTTGAGGAGTTTGAGGACAGTAAAAACATAGATCCCACGACGGGCAAGCGCGTTGATGTGCCTAAGCCTCTTCAGGGGGATACTGTCCAGTCTAAGCAAGTTATTAAGGTTCCGTCTGAGTTTGGCCACAAAAAGTCTTACTACCCTGTCATGCCTCAGATTGAGTATGACCGGAAGAAGAGATACAAAGAGTACGAGGATATGGATGGGTATCCTGAAATATCGTCTGCCTTCGACATCTACAGTGATGACTGCACTCAAGAAAATATTGATGGCACCCCTTGGGACATCGTCACAGATGATCAGTTAGTTAAGAAAGAAGTTAGGTCCATGTTTGAGCAAATCAACATGACCAGATACCTTTGGGACATTTCAAGAAATGTTGTTAAGTATGGGGACATCTTC